AGACTAGGGGTGTCCTGAGAGGAGGACAGAATGAAGAAAGTCTACGAGGTCGAGTTCAAAGGTCAGGCACAAAAGTTTCAATTTGAAAGCAAGCAACAGGCTGAAGATTTCGCAACTATTCAAGCGGTCTTTGGTGGCAAGCAATACAGAATCCAAGCAATCATCGTTCAAGAAGAGGTGGCTAAGTGATAAAAACTTGCGACGATTGCCAAAGCCAATTCAACATTTTTGAAGAAGGCTACGGACACCAGTTTTTTGTGGTGTGCGGTAAGTGTTGGGCAGTAGAAACCAAACGCCGTGAAACAGGTGGCGTATTTACTAGAGGAGGTAAATAAATGAAAGACGAAATTACAATCGCAGGGGTGAAGGCTCATACCATCGCCCGACTACTTGAGGAATATGCCAACTCAGAGGGTGAAGGCAGACTTCCATCCTATAAGCGTCAGGCTTGGAACATAGCCCAAGATTTGAAAAAGGAGGCAGGGGAATGAGTAACTGGCTAGACAGAATCGTGGTTTTAGGCGTCGAGGTCTCTAAAGAAGACTTGGACAAAATCAAAGAAATCATTGTTGAAAAGGTGAATAACTAACCCCAGTATGATATACTGGTCTTGTTCTTAGAGAGGAGAACAAAGTGGGTCAAAGAGCGGTCAAGAAAAAGGGTCAGTACAGACTTTACAAAGTCGAAGGCTGGAGTCATTACGAAATCTACTACGGCACAAAAGAAACTGGTGTTCATGTAGAAAACATTTCTGAGAAAGAAAACTTTGAGTGGGCTGTTGGCGAAATCAATAGAAGTTTCCAACAGGCTATGAAAGAAGAATTTGGAATTGGGGTGAGCAACTAATGGGTTGGAGCGAATACCAAGTTGGTAGCAATATCTCTACAAAGAAGTTTGTTAAATATGAAGTAGGTCGTTCCTATGGAGATTCTTACGAGATTGTAAAAATCGAGCAAGGCATGGCTGAAAAAATTGGCAGAGGTCAATTCAAAACTGCATTTTATATTGCGGTTAAAAGTATCGTAACTGGCGAAACTTATGCTTGCGTTTATTTAGTCCAGCGTAAGAACGGTCAAGTCTTAATCAAGAAGATGGAAGAAACTGAGGGACCTTGTTACTACGAGGCTTCAGTCGCCTTCATAAATTTACTAAGCAAGCCAAAAACTTTGGAAAGTGCTTGGTGGAGAAATAGATGTTTTGAAATCCAAAACACTCGGCGTCCTGAACTTGCCGAGAAATTAACTAGGCTATAAGAGAGGAACAAAATGGGTACAAGGTCAAATATAGGAATAGTAAATCAGGATGGCTCAGTAGAAACTATCTACTGCCATTGGGACGGTTATCCTGAGCATGTTGGTGTAGTGCTTGCAAAGTGGTATCGAGAAGAGCAGGTTAGAACCTTGCTAGAACTTGGTGACCGTTCTTCATTGCACCCTGAGCCAACTGTCAAAGATAGTTATGGTGAGCGTGGAGAAGTTTGTCCATCTCGCAAAAACGCTTCAATCTATGAATATGCCAAGTCAGACAAGGCTGGTGCAGAATTTGTCTACTTGTTCAAGGATGGCGAATGGCATGTTTATGAAACTATCAATCCACCATATCGCCAAACTGAAACAGGCGAATGGGAAAAGGATGGCGAATACGCAATATCGCCAAAGGGCATCATCGATGAGATTGATGTCAGGTTCAAGAAAGAAACGGTTGATGCGTAACTGGTTTATTTACTTCAAGCGTGGGAAGATTCGACTCTCAAGAGTTAGGACTTCTCATGCTTGATTGGTTAGCAATCGCTATCAGTTTAATTGCCCTAGGTTTTTCTATTAAGGCTTATCTCGATTCTAGGTGGATTGAGATTGACTGGCACTTTGATGATGACGAAGAGAAACCTTAAGTAACTCTGCAACTGTAATCGTGTAGCCCTTGGTTGAATACTCAGGGCGGTTCATCTCTCGCTTTAATCCATGCTTGGCAATAGCCAATCGAACTCTATCGGTAGGAACTGTCACTACTGAATCCTCAAGAATGAATGACCAATGGCTTGCCTTGCTAACTGAAATACCTGATGCGTACCAGCATCCAAGAACATCTGACCAACACTCGGTTTCAATATAAAGGTTGCCCGTATCTTTCCAGCGTCTATCTCGTTTGACCTCAACTGTCTCGATAGGTGCCGTTAAAAGATTATTGACTAAGACTTCTCCCTCTTGACCAAACCTTAAATCTAAATCCCAGTCGGAGCGGTTTACAGATTCATATTCCATTGATTTGATTGTCCAATCGAGATAGGTGCAAAGGTAGGTAGAACTGATTTGTTTTCATAGAGCGCTAAGAGTATTGCTTCAGCACGGTCAGGGGAAGCGACACCCCGTTTCTTCATATCAACTTTTGATTCAATAACAACTCGACCCGATGCGTCGGATGTATAGGTTGGACCTGCTAACTGCGAAAGCACAAACCTATCTACATTTAATCTGACATCCTGTTTACCATCTTTAGGTTGCATCATTTGTCTAGCGTTCCACCACATCTCAGCCCTTTGATTCTTAAACTTAGATTGGTCTTTAGGCTTCTCGGCTACATTGACTGCGATGATGTCAGCGGGTAATTGTCTTTCCTTTACCCATCTGTCCAACATAGATACAACTCCCCAACCTAATCCGATGGTATCTACCTTGACTCTAACTCGGTCTCGTATTTCTCTTTCTTGATGAATCTTGATACAGGCTTCAATCTCTCGCATAACAACTCCAGCCACATCAACTGCGTTGGCATTTTGTTTACCTGATGAGCGATGGACGATGCTGACTGCGTAACCATCTAGCCTTGCAATAACAAACTCGTCTCCACCGTCGGAGGCAATATCGACTCCTAGTTTTATTATCTTAGATTCGAGCGGTGTCTCGTTCTCTGTGGCTAACTCTGCCCAAGCAAACGGGATAACTTTGCCTGTACTTGATTTAGGAAACTGCGCCATAACACGGGCTTCAACGAATGGAGAATCCTCGCCGAATTCAGAGATAACATCATTGACCCAACTCTCATCAACAAGGTGGGTTCGGACTTCGTGGGCTTCTATGTAGTCAGGACATGAGCGACATCTACCCGTTGCCTCACCCGTAAAGTTTGGAGTGTCATAAGCGCTGATTGGAATTATGTTGTAAAGCGGACTCGAGCAGATTCTTTCAAACCAAGTTTGCTCTGTATCTGTTGGGGGGTTACCTAGAACTAAAAGTTTTGTGTTACCTCCAGTCATCAGGGCTTCAAGTGCGCCACCGATTGTGTCCGATAAACCTCCAGCCTCATCAACTACTACGAGCAAGTTAGGTGCGTGGATACCCTGAACTGCTGTCTCATCATGAGCGCTTGGACTAAATCCGTATCCGACTACTGTGCCATTTATTTTCCATTGAACTGTGTCGGCTTCCCCAGGCAGATTATTCTTTGCATGAACTCTACGAATATGCGGCCACATAATGTTTCGAACTTGTCGATGTGTAGTCGCTGTTGTAATTGCTACCGCTGTTCCTGCTGGATGGGTAGATAACCACCAAGCAACTGCTCTAGCCGCTAAGTGAGATTTCCCAGGCGCATGGCAAGCAGGTACTACCGTTCTTTTATTATTCATTAAAGAATTAAGAATCTCTTTTTGTTTACTCCAAAGAGTTTCGCCTAGCCCTTGCTCAACAAATCCAATCGGGTCGTTTTGCCATCTAGCCCAAGGGTTATCTAACTCAGCATCAAGGATTACCAATAAGGCATGGCGCTCATCAGGTGTAAGCATCGCCAGCAATTCGGCTTGTTTCTGTGAATCGCTTTCGAGGAACTTATCGAGAAGTCTCTCGGTCATAAGTTAAGCGCTCTTCGTTTTACGGGATTCGAGAACCTTGGCTATCTTCTCTTGGAGTTCTCCCATGGTGACTGTAACTCTAACCTCTGACACAGAATGAGACAAAACCTCTTGCTTATCAATCTTGCCAAAGTCTTCAGGGACTTGACGCTCAAGCCACCAAGCCGATGCCTTCCAGTCTCCCTGACTCGCCGCACTTGAGATGACTGCAACCTTTTTAGCGATTGCCTCGGCTCTAGCCCGTGTGAGCGACTCCAAAAAATCTAAATATATTTTCTCCTCGGGTTTAGGTTTAGCATCAGGAATCGTTACCAGCCTGTCCCGTTCTACCATTCCACGGCTCATCCAGTTATAGAAAGTGGACTCAGCAATGCCTATCATGGCAACTGCCTTGTTTACTGGTAATCCAAGAACAATCAAGTTAAGTAACTCTTCTCGCTTGGTGTCATCAAGAAGAACCGTTGTTCCCTGAGGTCGCCCTTTAGGTTTAGCGGGTTTCTTTTTCTCTACTGCCGTTGTCACTACAACTCCCTCTTACTTACAACTAGAACAAAAATTAACTGCCCTTATATTTCTTTTATGAACTGTGAAATTTCGCCCACAATGGAAGCATGAGGTATCGATGGAATCTCGTTCCTTCTTCTCTCGTTCGAACTTAACTATAAGTTTCATGCGATTATTCTACCTCAGTTGTACAAGCCTCAAGGGGTATAAATAAAAGTTCGGCAATATCCTTCCATCCGTTAATGGTGTTAGCCCATTCATTCAAATCTTCGGTATGAACTCTCATAGTGTGTTCGCCTACCCGAATTGTTGTACGACCCACAGGAATGTGCCCAGGCTTGGATTTTCCCCCACCCAAGATTTCGGCAACCTCTTCGGGACTAAAGCCTGTTCCCCGCAAGCCTGTTGTCGTAAGAAGTTTGTTTAACTCCTGTGGGTCGTAAGTTGCGAGGTCAGAGGTTCGATTATCAACTATGAGGATTTTGATTTCCTCAACATCATCTACATCGACCCAATGAACTGCAATCTTTTCCCATCCTAATTGAACTGCCGCTTGATATGTGTGATTTCCCGACAGGATGTGTTTCGTAGTTTTATTGACCACGATAGGTCGGTACTGACCCATTACCTCAAGGGAGGAGATGATTGAGCCTATGTCGCCCTCTCTAGGGTTTAATGGATGGACTTTAATCTCGTTAATCCCAACAGTCTCAACATCGCTTAACTCAATATCAGAACGCTCACCCTCAGGTTCAGGTTTAACTGGCTTAGGTTCAGGTAGCCCTAGTCTGTCCTTAATCGCTCGGATGGCTTTCTGTTTTGTCGGTGCATCTATGTAGAGTTGTTCTTTCCACGCTTTGTAGGCATCCATCTCAACTGTGAACTTCCAAGCGCTAATCTTTACTTCAGGGTCGCTAGGTAAAGACTTAGAATCTCCCACGCTAGTTTTGTCCTCGCCCTTACTTAATCTATCTAAAATCTCAACCTCGGCTTTAGTGAATCCTGTTCCTTCCAACTCAGGCAAGGCTGAGAGTAAAGATTTTAATAAAGGTTCGTTATAGGTTGCAAGGTCGGTCATGCGGTTATCAGCCAAGACAATCTTGCGAGCGCTCTCTTCATCTACCTCAACATAAGTTATCTTGATTTTTTTCCAGCCAAGTTTCTTCGCCGCTTTGAATGTGTGGTTTCCTGCCAAGATAAAATTCGAACCATACTGAACAACAATCGGTCTGTACTGCCCATGGGCTTTGAGCGACTGAGCAATCGCTTCAATATCACCACGACGAGGATTTGTCGGATACGCCTCAAGGGATGAAATAGCAACTGAAGCAACTTGACCTACCTTTATCTTGGCTTTCATCTTGACCCTTGCGCTTCAAGTACAAAGCCATCTTTTCTATCAAACAACTGATACTCAAGAGATGCTACTTCAAAAGATTTTTCAATAGTGGTTAATACCGTCTCGGCATCTAAAGAGCCACAAGTGTATAAATCAAATTGTAATAAAGCAGGGGACTGCTCATCCCATATATGAAATGCGATGTGGCTAGTCTCAATCATGACCATGGCGGTCAAGCCACGATTGCCGACTACATCAACATAAGAAGCAAAGGGTCCTTTGATTATCTTCATGTCGATTGAGCCAACTAAATCTTTAAGGAACTCAATAGCCTCATCCTCAGACTTCATTGGTTTATTTACTTTGGCGTTTATTAGTAGATGCTTATGAAATATCATTTTCTCCTCATTTCACAAATAGCCAAGCCTCGAAGTTATAGAACTTCCAAAACATCGTTCCAACTGTGAAGCCAGCGTTCTCAGCCAATATCTGATTCCTAACAGATGAATTTACTTTCATGATTGGTCTTAAGTCTCGCTCTTTATTTAATATCTGCTCAGGGGTGAAAGCCTTGCGCTTAAAATCAAAGAAGGCGCCGTTGATGGCTTGCTCGAGTTCCCCATCCTCTTCACGGACTTTTTCAGCCCATATAAAAGCCCCACCCTCAACTAGAGATTCATAGATGTTGCTTAAGATGTTTGGTCTGTCTTCGTAAGGAATAAACTGGAGGGTAAAGATTGAAAGAATTAAACTGGACTTACCAAAATTATCTAAGGCTCTAAGGTCTCGGCGGATATACAAAGTCTCGTCATGAGACTCAGGTAAAAGGTTATCGGCTATATCGATTCCAACTTTTCTGCCACGATGAGGAAGTCTTTCTAATAGTTTTCCAGTAGAGCAACCAAGGTCAATCACTTGAGTATCTTCAGTCATGAAGTATGTACTCAGGTCACAGATTGCTTCAGTCAGCGTGTGGTAGTTGGGAAT